AGGCGCAAACGAACCTGATATTGTCGGCACTCCTGTATCAGAATGGCCTATCGTGTCGAAAAGTCAAGCCGAAGAATTAAGGGCATTGAAGTTTCACACCGTTGAAGCGATTGCACACGCATCTGATCAGCAGTTACAGCGTATGGGCATGGCGGCAGGAATGTCTCCTTATGCGTTCCGTGACAAGGCAAAGGCATTTTTAAATCTCGCTACCAATGCGGCAGAAACCGATAAGCGTGAAAGTGAAATTAACGCTTTGAAAGAAGAACTTGCCAAAAAGGAGTTAGAAACTGCTAAAATGAAAGCAGAAACAGATGCGAAGCTGGCTCAAATGCAGGATCAAATGGCCGCTATACTTGCCGCTGTTGGTGAAAAGAAAACCCGTAAAAAAGCGGTAGCCACAGAGGAAGCTTAATATGTCATACACCATGCTCCAATTAGTCCAGCAAGTAACCGCTGAACTAAACTTAGCCGTTCCAACCTATGTGCAGGGCAATACAAATCAGGATGTGCAACAAGTCCTAGCTTTGATGAATCGTGCTGGGTTCGATTTGGTTAAGGAGCATGATTGGCAAGCTTTGGAACTAGAGTATCGTTTTTACACAACAGCAATTACTACGACCTGCGACACGATCAACAATACCTATGATTTATTGAATGTTGGTAATGTAACAGGCCTAAATAACAATTACTCGGTGGTCGGTACGAATGTTCCACAAGATACTTATGTTGAGAGCGTAACGGGTTCTACTGTTCGTGTTAGCCAGCTTGCATCGGCTAGTAGCATTGGTGGAACTGTTACCTTCTCACAAACCAAATACGACTTACCGCCTGACTTTGAAACCATTACGGACAATACCCATTGGGATAAGACGAAACACTGGCAGATGTTAGGGCCTGAAGATGCCCAGCAATGGCAATGGCTCAAGTCAGGCTATATCTCAACTGGCCCTCGTATTCGTTGGCGTATTCTAGGCGGTCAGTTCCAAATTTGGCCACCTTACAACACACAAGAATATTTAGGTTTTGAGTACCGTTCTAAAGGCTGGGCAAGAAGCGCAACAGGCGCAGTCAAGAACAGCTTTACTGCTGACACAGATACAACCGTGTTTGATGATACGGTCTTGGTATTAGCGACAAAACTTAAGTATTTCCAAATCAAGTCATTTGATACGACAGCACTAATGCAAGATTATGTTCGTTATCTTAGCGTTGCCAAGGCTAATGACAAAGGTTCAGCTACCTTATCGTTTGCACCATATCCAAGCAAAGTCCTCATCGGCTACGCTAATATCCCTGATACTGGTTATGGTAGCTAACTATGGCGGTCGCTAAAAAGTTTACCGCTGTTACTACTTCTTTACCCGCCCCAATAGGGGGTTGGAACGCTAGGGATTCTTTAGCCGAAATGAACCCGCTTGATGCGGTTCAGATGGTCAATTTCTTCCCTACGCCTACGGATGTAACGCTTAGAAAAGGCTATACCAAAGTATCTATAGGTATTTCAGGGGCTGTTTTATCGCTTATGAATTACAGCAGCCCAACAGGTAGCAAGCTGTTTGCGTCTACTTCTACGATTATTTATGATGCCAGCACTTCTACGGCTACTGCAAGCCTGACAGGTAACACGGATGGCAAGTGGATTCACTCCATGATTACAACGGCTGGTGGCTCATTTATGCCAGCTGTTAATGGTGTTGACCCAATGGTGGTTTACGATGGCACAAGATGGTCAAGAAGTGCGACCACAAACACCGCACAAACCATTTCGACTATTACTAGGGGTGGCACAGGTAACCTGACCGCTACCCTAACAACTGCTGTTGCACATGGGTTAGTAACAGGCAATACCATTACCGTTGCTGGCGCAATCCCAGCCGAATTTAACGGCACATACCGCATTACCGTAACTGGTGCGACAACTTTAACATACACAATGGCTACCGCACCAAGCGGAGATGCCACGACTGTAGGCACTTATACGGTTAATTACTACATTACAGGCAAAAACTCTAATACATTTGCTTATATCAACCTTTTTAAAGAGCGTCTTTATTTTGTAGAAAAGAACTCCCTCAGTTTTTGGTATTTGCCTGTTGATTCGATCAACGGTGCAGTTACCGAGTTTCCCCTTGGTGGCATCTTTAAACGAGGTGGCTACCTTCAAGCGATGGGAACATGGACTATTGATGCTGGATACGGGGTCGATGACCTAGCTGTATTCGTTACCAGTAACGGGGAAGTCGCTGTTTACAAGGGTTCTGACCCATCCGACCCTACAGATTGGTCTTTAGTGGGCATTTGGAACATCGGACAAACTTTTGCCCGTAAATGCGTCTTTAAATTTGGTGGTGACATCCTACTTTTGACCGAAGATGGGCTTGTACCCTTATCGGCAGGCTTGCAATCCACCCGCCTAGACCCCCGTGTCAATATTACCGACAAGATTTTCTACGCTATTAATCAAGCGGCTGACTTTTACGCCAATAACTACGGTTGGCAGATGAATTATTTTGCCAAACAAAATATGCTGATCGTCAATATCCCAGTTACAGGGGGTTCTGAGCAGTATGTCATGCACAATATTACAAAGTCATGGGCGAGATTTACCAATTTAAACGCTAATTGCTGGGAATCCAGCGGTGATGATATGTATTTTGGGGCTACAGGCTTTGTTGGTCGGTTTTACGACACTTTTGCCGATGCTGGAACAAACATCAAGGGTTTCGTTCAGCAAGCTTACTCGTATTTCGAGTCTAGGGGGCAACAAAAACGCTTTACCCTAGTGCGCCCTATCCTTCAGACCGATAACGGTTTACCGACCGTTTTATGCGGTCTTAGCACCGATTTTGATACCGTTGAATTAACGAACCAAATATCCTTCAATCCCGCCATTTTACAAACTGGCGAATGGGATTTAGACACATGGGATAACGCTAACTGGGGTGGTGGATTAACCACAACTAAGATATGGCAAGGCGTAACAGGGCTAGGCTATGCAGGCTCAGTTAGCCTTAATGTTGCATCGCAAGGTATTGAGTTTCATTGGGCATCAACTGACTATGTCATGGAGCGTGGCGGGGTACTGTGAGGACAGTTACTACTGAAAATCAGAAATACTTGGGTGAATGGCTGGTTCGAATACTTAACTTCCCCCTACCCGAAACCACTCAATGTATTGGGCAGATGAAGGATGGTAACTTGGTAGCAGTAGCGGGTTACACAAACTTTATGCCAAAAGCTTGTGAGATTCACATTGGTAGCGTTGGAGACCACTGGGCGAGTAAAGATTTTATATGGGCAGTATTTGATTACCCCTTTAACAAACTCGGTGTTAGCGTTATACTAGGGCAAATCTGTGCTGATAACACGGATGCCCTAAAGTTAAACCGACATTTGGGCTTTAAGGTTGTAGCTGAAATACCTGATGCCCATATGGAAGGCGATTTGGTAATTATGGCTATGAGAAAAGAAGAGTGTCGGTTTCTCAACATCCGATGCTCTTTAAACAAGGGAGAATAGTATGGGTGGTGGTGGATTTTTAGGATTAGGGCCTGCGCCAAGCGCACCTGCCGCTCCTGATTACAGGGGGGCTGCACAAGAAACAGCAGCAGGAAATTTAGATGCTGCAAGGGCTGCGACTGCCGCTAATCGTGTTAATCAAGTTACGCCATATGGCAGATTAGATTATTCAATAACAGGCCAAGACCCTTATGGCAATCCGACATGGACTGCTACACAATCTTTAAGCCCAGCGCAACAACAACTGTTAGATTATCAAAACCAAACAAGTATTGGATTAGGCAGGCTTGCTGGTAAAGGTTTGGGCTATGTTGAAAATATGCTCAACACCCCGTTTGATACAAGTGCTTTGCCATCAACAGGGTTTAATCCTAGTCAGACATACCAAGAAGCCTATATGCAACGGCTTGCCCCCCAATTAGAGATGGGGCGTGAAAAATTACAGCAACAACTAGCAAATCAAGGTATCGATATTGGCTCTAAAGCGTATGAAAACGCTATGCGGATGCAAGCCCAGCGTGAGAATGACCTATTGTTAGGTGCTACAACTCAAGGTTTTGGTGTTGGTCAGCAGGCTCGTCAAACCGCATTACAAGAGCAAGCCTATCTTAGAAATGAACCATTAAATACTTTATCAGCGGTTCGTACTGGCGCACAGGTGCAAGGCCCACAATTCGTTAATTCTGCACAGCAAGCAACTACGAGTGGCCCTGACATACTAGGCGCAGCAAATATGCAATATAACGCTGCGATGGGTGACTTTAACGCTAAACAAGCCGCACAAGCCAACCTTAATCAAGGTTTATTTAGTTTAGGTGGCGCAGCACTTATGTCTGATATTCGTGCAAAAGAAAACATTAAGGCGATTGGTGTAATGCCTAACGGCCTGACCGTTTATAGCTTTGAATACAAAGATGAACTCAAATCTCACCCATTAGCAGGTGAGGGAGTCCATGTTGGTGTAATGGCACAAGAAGTAGAGCAAGTATTCCCATACGCAGTTAAGACCTTAGATGACGGCTATAAAGTCGTAGATTACGGACTAATACCATGAATATGTACAACCCATACATTATGCAAATGCCCCAAACCCAAGACTTAGGTGGGCTATCCCCCTATATGCAAAACATTGCGCAACAGCAAGCCAATCAAAATATGGCTATGCAACAAGCGCAAGGATTGACACAACAGGCAGGGCAAACCGCACAAGGCGGTATGAACCCGTTAGCAATGGCAGCTATGTTGCGTAAACAAGACCCTAATCAGCAAAGTCTAGGTAGCAAAATTGGTGCTTATGCCAAATCTATCCCAGCGATTATGGAATATGGTGCAGAAAATGTTTATGGTGGTTTTGGTCAAGGTCAAGTGCCAACAATGACCACAGGAATGGACTAATTATGGCTCAACAAATTCCCATGATTAATGTAGGCGGTAATTTACCACCTGAAATCCTACAGCAACAGCAAGCCTTAAATCGGCAACAGCAAATGGCAAATTTGCTAATGCAACAAGGTCAGCAAATGCCATCAGGACAAATGGTTAGTGGGCGTTATGTTGCACCTAGCTTTTTTCAATACGCTGCCCCAATGTTCCAAAGTTACATGGGTTCTAAATTAGCAGAAAAAGGCGATAAACAAGCGTTAGACATGGCTAAAGCATTGCGCCAACAATACGCTAATGAAATGGAAAATTACCTAAAACTTCAGCGTGGTCAAGAAGCTACGCCTGAAAAATATACTGAAATGGCTGGGCCTTTTGGTGAAGGGGTTGGGCCAAACAACACAGATGTGCCAATGCCAGTAGCATATAAGCCAGCACAAGCTGCCGTTGCGCCAAACCCATTAGCGGCTAATTTATACGGCTCTACTGCGTTCAACCCTGTATTGCAACAAATGGCTTCTAAGAAAATATTAGAAGGGCCACAATGGAAAGAAATTTCTCAATTTAATCCTCAAACGGGCAATACTGAAAATTATCGTTACGATTCTAATTCTGCAAATCCAAAAGAAACTATGCAATTTTTGGGAATTAGCAAACCAGCTATTAGCCCTGAAGCACAGATTCGTTTTGCTGATGAAGGAATTGGTATTCCAGCGCAATTTAGAGGTGGTGCTGTAGGTCAACCTTCAGGTCAACCTTCAGGACAGCCTGTAATTACACCTCAAGGGCAACCTTCAGGTCAAGCTGTAGGTCAACCTCAAGTTACCCCAACAGCTGCGCCTACCGTTGCATCCTCAAAAGAATACAACCCATTTGTAGCACCACCAGTGCCAGTAGGCTTAAGTGGTAAACAAGCTAGAGAATGGAAGGCTGAACAAGCTAAACCGTTAACTGGTGAATCTGAAAAACAAGTTAGCGGAGCAATTAATTACCAAAAATCTTTGAATACTTTGCAAGACATATTCCAAAGATATAAAGGCCCTGAACTGTTGAATCCTAATGTTCGTGCTGAAATACAGCAGGCCTTAAACAACGCCTTGTTACAAGGTAAAGAAGCCAATCGTTTAGGCGTTCTTAATGGCCCTGACTTGAGTATTTTAGAGAAAATTGTTGGCGATCCGACTGCTGTTAACGCTTTGATTAAAGATAGAAGCACCATCAATAAGCTTTATGACAACCAAAGATTGTTTACAACCGAAGTAATTAAAACAAATTACCGTTCTGCTCAAAAAGCTGTTCCTGAGAATTTGCGTGAATTTGTTGAAATTAAACCAAGAGAATTGCCAAAAGCAGAACAAAAAGGACAGCCTAAAGCAACTGGGCCTGTCGTTCGAGCAATGTTAAATGGTAAAAGCATAGTAGTTCGTGATGGTAAATGGGTAGATGAAAAAACAGGGGTA